ATGCTTCGTTGTAGTCACCGGGATTAATAGCATATGTATAAACATCATTTGTACGATCAGCTAGATAATGTGCGCCAAATGGATTATCACCAACAACTGCCGGATCTAAGTTTAAGTGTTCAGCACCACGTTTGAATCGAGTGTTTGCCCAAGGACTAGCACTTGCACCTGGACGAGGTCTTATAATGCTACGTCTAAATTCGTCACCTTTGATTGAGGTGTTATTTGGTACCTTAATTGGAAAGTGTTCAAAGTAAACTCCACTTTCAACTCTAATTGTTATTTCAGGATATTCTGTACCAGATGCTTGGTACTCACTATACGGAACACCTGGAATTGGATTACCAAACTTCAATTGTTCGTTAGTTGTAAATGTACCTTCTTCAACTTTTATAATTAACTGATCAGCAGTTTGTCCTGCATTAATATTATATTCTTCAATAATACCTACAGCGCCACTAGTTTGACCAATTACTCTAAATCCACTACGAAGTTCAGTTCGAGCATCTAATTCACTAGCACCTTTGAATATTGCAATATCTTTAAAATCATCAACATCGCCTATTGATACAATATACGAACGCTGTTGTTGTACTTGACTATCGTATGTGATCCATTTTTGGTATGGTCCTAATCCTTTTGAAGCTCTATTAATTACACGTTCGGCTTCTCTACAGGCAGCGTTTATACTAGCAAATGCTGTTCCTGGAGTGCGTCCTCTTTTAACTCCGAATATATTATCATCACGTCCGTTAGGAGAAACAAATAATACATTAGTACTTGTTTGGAAAGGGGTGCTTGCTACTAGATAATAATCTGAGCCATCTGAATATTCTAAACTTTGTGTTGCTGTGTTATATCTAAAAAGGCCACTTGATGCAGTAGGTCTTTCCGCTGTGCCTTGTAAAGTTAGTTCTGTTAGATTGCCTTCATCATCGACTTTTATTTTATCGCCAAATGCAGGCTTGCCCCCTGCTGTTTCGCTATCACCTATATATAATTGATCGTTTTCGGTATCATAGATGACTTCGCCATTAAGTGGCGTAAAAGTTTTTCTATCAGCTGTTGGGCCACGCCTAACAAGTATACTACCGTGTTCTGGATCTGACATCTATTAATCCTCTATTAGCGGACTGTCTGGTCCGTATGTAATGCTTGGATCGTATGATGCTGTACCTGCTAACGGTATAGTACCACCGTCAAAGTAATTTGCTGGTGTATGGCTAAAAGCCTGGCCATCAATCCTTGCAACTTTTGATACATAACCGGGATTAAGTTCGCCGGCATCAACTGGCGGAATATTAAAGAAGTTATTTGTGTCAAATGGAGCACCGCGTCTAATCATACTACAATCCTTTGTAGTATTTATCGGACTAGACGAGCGAGGTGTTAACTTAGTGCTATACCAGTAGTCGTTGACGTATACTGTTTTGCAATTTCTTCTTCAGTCTTTGCAACACAACTTACTGCGTGTGCTTGAAGGACAAATTTAGCATCTGGTGATACTCCAAACATAAACGGTGCTAGTCCTAGACCTTGTTGCTGTGCAATAAGAACCATTGGCTTATGCAGTTTAAATGTTTTATCGTTTTCTTCTTCCAGGCGAGCTACTAATTCTTCTCCTGAAGTTAACTTAAAAGAGACAGTGTCTCCAATTTTGTATGGGGTTTCTAATAACATATTATAATGTAAATCCTGTTCCGTTATATCCGGTGTTGTCAATGTATTCAACCATTTGTTCGTAACCGCCTACCTTTTCATTTCCTACAATAATTTGTGGAAACGTTCTTGCAGTTGGAAACTGTTCAAACAATTCTTCTCTTGTAAAATCGGTGTCTAGTTGTTTGTATTCATACTTGTACTGTCTTGATTCACAAAGTGCTTTTGCCTTTGTGCAAGATGGACAAGCAGGTTTGCCATATATAGTAATCATAAGCTAAATCCTTTTAATGAGTCTTTACTCACATCTTGTTTAATGCCACCGACGATATAGCTTTCAACTTCTGTCTCTTGAGGTGCAACTTGCAATCCTGAGCTAGACAACCAATGCTGTGTCCACGGTAGCGGGTTAGTATTTACTGGGGCATCAAATATAGCATCCATTCCCAGCGCCTTGAGTCGTCTGTTAGCAATGTACTCTACGTACTGATGTAACAATGTATCATTAAGTCCAATCATTGATCCATCTTTAAATAGATAATCAGCCCAATCTTTTTCTTCTGCAACACATTCACGCCATAAGTCGTATACTTCTTCTTCGCACTCTTTAGCAATCTTCTTCATCTCTGGATCGTCTTTGCCTTGAGCCCATAACTTCAATACGTGTGTGCTTAGTGCTAGGTGTTGTGCTTCATCTCGAGCAATCAATGAAATAATCTTTGCAGAACCTTCCATTAGTTTTAATTCGCCAAAAGCAAACGTACACGCAAAACTTACATAAAAACGCAAGCCTTCTAAGATGTTTACTGTTTGCATTGCAAGATATAGTTTCTTCTTGACTTCGTGCATATCGCCTTCGCCGCGATGTTGAAATGCGTCTACTGCATCATTAAATGCATCATAGTGTTTGGTAACACTTTGTGCTCTTGCAATGATCTTTTCATCATCTAAAATAGTATCAAACACTTCTGATGGGTCAGCATACACGTTCTTCATAATGTGTGTATAACTACGTGAATGGATTGTTTCAAAGAAATCCCAAGTAACAATACATCCTTCTAGTTCAGGTAAGGATACGTGTGGCAAAAATGCTAGGCACGGACCACGTCCTTGGACACTGTCAAGTAGTGTTTGATATTTCAGATTAGAAGTAAAAATGTGCTTCTGCTCTGGACGGAAGTTAGCAAAGTCAGCACGATCTTTTTGTAGACTTACTTCTTCTGGTCGCCAAAAATAACCAAGCATAGTTTGATTAAGTTTGTCAAACACAGGGAATTTGAATACATCATATCTCTGTGTGTTTTGATCTGCTCCGAAGAACATATTTTGTTTGGTGAAATCCACCTTTTCTTTGTTAAAAACTGTCTTTGCCATCTGTTTTATTTCCTCTGTCTGTGCTCTTTTATACTAGCGTATCTAGCAGGTTTTGTCAACCACTAAATTGCACACGCCTCACATTCTTCACCTTCGTCTATTTCACCAGGTGCTAACTCTACTTGTTTTTCTTCTTCTTCTATTTCACTTGGATCTTGCTTGTAATCGTAAGTGTTTTGATAATAACTTGTTTTCCAACCAAACTTATACGTGTTTAATAAGTCACCAATCATAACACTCATTGGAACTTCGTTGTCCTCGTATTGTGTAGGATTATAACTCCAGTTGCCACTAATTGCTTGGTCAAAGAACTTTTGCATAACTGCAACAATGTTAATATATCCTTCGTTACTTGGCATATCCCATAGTAAACTATAGTGATTCTTTAGTGTTTGATACTGTGGAACAATCTGCTTAAGAGGCCCTTTCTTGGACTTCTTAACGGACAAGTAACCTCTAGGTGGTTCGATTCCGTTTGTTGCGTTCGACACAACGGAACTGCTCTCCGAAGGCATTTGTGCGGACAAAGTGCTGTGCCTAAGGCCGTGTTCCCTAATCTGTACTCGTAAAGCCTCCCAATCATAGTTTAGCTTGTTCTCCACAATAGTATCAACATCTGTTTTATATGTGTCAATAGGCAAAATGCCATCGCTATATTTAGTACGGTCAAAGTAATCACAAGCGCCACGCTCTTGTGCTAGTTTGTTTGATGCTTTTAACAAATAGTATTGAAACGCTTCTGTTAGATCGTGTACTACTTTCCAGCTTTCTGGGTCTTCATATTTTGTTTTGTTTTTCGCAAGATAATGTGCTAAACCAATATAGCCTACTCCTAAACTACGTCTTGCTTTAGTACTAATCTCGGCTGCTTTAATTGGGTAACGCTGGTAGTCAATAATTTCTTCTAATGCTCTAACTGCTAATTCACATAATTCTTCTAAGTCGTCTAACTGTCTAATCAATCCTACATTAATAGCACTAAGAATACACAATGCAATTTCCCCATCTGGATCATCAATATGATTAAGCGGCTTAGTTGGAAGTGTAATTTCTTGACACAAGTTACTCATATAAACTTTGTCTTTAAACGAACTGTGTGTATTACAGTGATCAACATTCATAATATAGATACGTCCTGTTTCAGCACGTTCTTTAACCAGCGCACTAAACAGTTCCATTGCTGGTACTACTTTCTTTTTAATACTGTAGGCACGTTCGTATTTCTCATACATCTCTTTAAACTTGTCTGCATCGCCAAAGTATGCTTCATACAATCCTGGTACATCGTGCGGCGAGAAAAGAGTTATATCACCACCAGATAACAACCTTTCATACATAGTTTTGTTTAACTGTATGCTGTAGTCTAGTTTACGTACTCTGTTGTCCTCTGTACCTTTGTTGTTCTTTAGTACAAGGATGTCTTCAATCTCTTGATGCCAAAACGGGAAGTGTGTAGTAGCACTACCGCCACGTACTCCGTTCTGTGTACAACAACGTACTGTGCTTTCAAACTTCTTTAGGAAAGGAACGATACCAGTGTGCGCCACTTCGCCACCACGTATTTTCGCATTGACGCCACGTATGCGTCCAGCGTTAATGCCAATCCCCGCACGTTGAGCAGTATACCTGCCGATAGCCATATCACTAGCAAAAATGCTGTCAAGAGTGTCATCACTATCAACAAGTACGCAACTTGCAAACTGACGTACAGGGGTCCTGACGCCTGCCATAACTGGTGTTGGTATGTTGACTTTAAAAAGTGAGGTCGCATCGTAGTATCTCCTTACGTAGTGCATACGTGTTTCTGCTGGATAGTTAGCAAACAATGTTGCCGCAATCATCATATACATATATTGTGGTGTTTCAAAAATTTCACCTGACGAACGATCTTGTACAAGATATTTGTCAACTACTTGTCGCATACCAGCGTAGGTAAAGTTCTCATCACGCTTGTGACGAATATAGCTGTCTAAAGTTTCAATTTCTTCTTCAGTGTAAGATTCAAGTATTGCTGGATCATAAAGACCACGTTCAATATTTAAATTAATTATATCCTTAAATGGTAATGCTGAAAACTCTCCAAATACTTGCTTGTATAGTCCGTAAGTTAATAACCTTGCTGCCGCATATTGATAGTTTGGATTATCTAATGAAATAAGATCGTTAGCTGAACGTACTAAGACTTCTTGAATTTCACTAGTACTCATACCATCATAAAACTGTAAGTTAGCATTCATTTCAATTTGACTACTACTAACCCCGGCTAACCCTTCACAAGCGTGTTCTACTACTTTGTGTATTTTGTTGATGTTAATTGGCTCAGCGCCGCCGGATCGTTTTACGATGTGAATACCGTTAGACATATGTTGACTCCTCGTCTCTAAATTAATTGTTTCTATTTTCATTTACGGAGTATTTATTGAAGCACTGGCATCGAATAAATCGATTGCGAATATAATGCATCAGGCAAGTTCTCCTTTGAAATAACACCATCTTTATAGTTAACGCATATGTCATCTACAAATAACAGATAATGTGTTTCTGCCTTTTTATTGTTTGTACTGATATGTATCTCAAAATTACTACCACTAAACTTGTCTGTTAACTGTAGTGAAAAACACATTCCTAATACGACAGAGAACTCACAGTAGAGATTCTCTTCTAATAACTGCCAAGGATCGGGCCAAGTACTTTGTCCCCAGGGATCGACAGCATATCTAGTTTTAGGTGCAGAAGCGTAAAACTCTACTACATCTAAAAATGGAGTGTTAGAATCCTCAAGAGAAGACCTAAACTCGCTCCAGGTGGCTAACCTTTCTTCATATTTTTTGTTATACATTAAGACCTTGACGTTATAGTGTATGTTAAACTTGGAGGTGTTAATGAGCTTTCAGTAGTTGCATTATTAAATTCAATATATGCAGTTTCTACTGTTGTATCATTTACGTCTCCACTAGTTATATTAACAAGTTTTCCTCTAAATGTCAAGTTAATTGCGTTGCCATTTATGCCATTATCTAAACCTATGAACTCAAAATCATCAGTTACAGATATCTCATCATTTTCTTTATCAATTAATATGTAAAGAGTGCCCCGTCTTGTACCGTTTACCTGTGTTGAATTATACTGGTAAGGTATTTCAAATGATCTTGATTGATTTGCCGGAAGTCTAAA